ATTAATGTGAAAAGTAAAACTTGTGAATATGGAGATTGTGGAACACAACCTGTTTTTAATAAAGAAGGTGAAACAAAAGGAAGATTTTGTGATGTCCATAAAGAACCTGGAATGATTAATGTGAAAAGTAAAACTTGTGAATATGGAGATTGTGGAACACATCCTGTTTTTAATAAAGAAGGTGAAACAAAAGGGCGATTTTGTGTTCTCCATAAAGAACCTGGAATGATTAATGTGATAGATAAAACTTGTGAATCTAACGGTTGCGGAACACGACCTACATACGGAATACCTGGGTATAAAACAAGTCGTTGTTATAAACATCGCATAAAGGGAATGATCCGAAATTCTAATTCCAAATGCAAAGAAAATAAATGCAAAGAAAAAGCTCTATATGGAATCAATTTTAAACCAGAACATTGTGAAAAGCACAAGCTAGAAAATGAGAATAATTTAGTTGAAAGAGAATGTGAATCTTGTAATTTGATTATGATATTAGATAAAAATAACAAATGTGAGTATTGTAATCCAGAATCATTTAAAATGTCCCGTCTAGCAAAACAAAATGCTTTAATGTCATATTTAGATAATAGAATGCTTTTAGGAGAATCAACCGATACGATAATTGAAAATGGTGAATGTGGTAAAGAAAGACCTGATAGAGTCTTTGATTTTGGTGATAAAATTATTGTGCTTGAATGTGATGAATACCAGCATAGAGAAAGAAATTGTGATTGCGAACAAATCAGAATGGTAAACATAAGTCAATCTTTTGGAGGAATCCCAGTATATTTTATAAGATGGAATCCAGATAATTACACACCAGGTAATATTAATAAAAATCCAGAAGATTTGAATAAAAGATACAAATTGTGTGGTGATTTAATAGAAGGTATTAAAAATTCGCGAGTTGAACTTGAAAAAACATTATTATCGGTCATATATCTATATTTTGATGGATGGAATGGTCTAAACAAAGAAAAATGGGTTGAAATACTATAAAAATGAAATCGTCGTTTATCGTATCGTATAGAAAAAAATGAAATAATTATAAAAAACCCAACTAAAAGAACACATAAAGAGATAATGATGAGATTCAATGTTATTGCAACTTTTGAAAATGTTGACCAGGATATTATTGATATAGATCTTCCTACATCTTATTATTCGGAAGAAGAAAAATTCGTGAAGACTATTTTTGACTGTCTCAATAAGGAAGATATAAGAGAGCTTGTAAAGTTTAGTATTTGTCAATTTGCAAACAACCAGACAGAAGCTTTGAACTGGTTAGATCAGAGGGATGGGAAAATATATTTCAACTACTATGAAAATGATGATGATGACACAAGAAGATGGCATAACTTTAGGATTGATTATTTGCAAGATCGTATAAGAGAATAAAGTTAACAAATAAATCAATTATAAACATAAATTACATAAATATACACTCGTAAGTTTTTCTTTGAATAAAAAAAATGATTTTTTAATAATATTGTTAAGTATTGATTGGAGATCTCCAATTCGTTTGATCGCGAAATCAAAAAATGATCTGTCTAACGTCCGAGACTAGAAATAATGGATTTGGAGATCGCGGTAGGAAGCCGTTCCCAATTTCCGAGGGTATTTATGTAATCCAGTATATATCCTTGCTTGAAAAATCAAGTGAATTAAAATGTGAACTCTGATTTCGTTGGATCGCGAAATGAAATAATGGTCTGAGTCTGAGGATTCAGAGTTCTCCCTGCTATCTAAATATAATTCATCTCACATAGCAGCCAGATAGGCTCCACAAATCTGAAAAAAAAATGAATTTATTTTTTATACTTAATACAAAAGAGTATAAAAAATGGACAAGACTCTATCAACTTGGAAGAAGATTTGTGAGTCATATAAAGACTGTCGTTATGTCGGCAAAGACCCTAAATACGACAAAAAGAAGTTAGATAACTCTGTTTGTGTAAATGATGGTTTAAGTTTGCGTTTATCAGAAAGAGACCAGTTTGATAAGTTAATTTATTTTTTCAAAGATGAAATGTCGTCAATGGATCGTAATAAACTGACATCTCTTGTAAATGAATTGTTGAAAAACAAGGGTGATTATATAGAGTGTCTTTCAATTCTTTTTGGTAACACGTATTTCATGTTCAAAATATGTAAGATTATTAACGACCCGAAACTTGAAGCTGAAATTTTACCGTTCAACTTGTGTTATAAGTCAAATAGATTTGAAAAGCAGTTTAAGTTCTATAGAAAGGATTTATATTTCCAGCTGAAAGAATACATAGATGAAAAATTCATCATGTTTATAATATCAGATGATTTTTTCAAGACACTTGAGATGTTTGAATTACTAATGAATAACTGTAATCCCAAACATCGTTCTATATTTGTAGATGAACTTTTAAAAAAATTCTACTTAATTAATGAATACGATTGGTTCAGGAAAATTCTTGATATATGCAAGGTTTATAGTGGTCTTGAATTTATAAATTCTTGTAGATTCGTTAATAACTGGATTGTTAATATGTATAATAGAGAGGATGCGATTTATCATTACGAGAGTCTTGATGATATATCAGTTGAACATCCTTTATTTTATAAAGCGTTCCCTGACCTATGTAATTATTCCGAAAATGATTCACGATATTATGTTGATTACAAAAGTGCGTCGTTTAAAGTGAAAAAAGAGTTCACCACTTTATACAAAAATAAGATATATGAAATTCTGCTTATTTTAAGGCAATTCCTTGTTTCTCAGGATTTGATTGAAGAAATAGTGCGAGGATTTTTGATTCAGCCGTATATTAAGTTAAAAGAAATAAATTAATTTATTCTTGAATTATAATAAAGTAATAATAAAGCATGCGAAGAAAGTCAAGGTCGTCAAGTGTTTATACGAAAGATGATTATAATAGTAATGATGGAATGATGACATCAATTTGGGGTGCAAGTATGTGGCATTTTCTTCACACAATGAGTTTTAATTATCCGGTTCATCCAAGTTCTGATGATAAGAGAAAATATCGTAATTTTATTTTAAGTTTAGTTGATGTATTGCCATGTAAATACTGTAGGGATAATTTAGAAAAGAACTTCAAAATATTACCATTGACTATAGATCGTATGAAAAATAGGGAGACATTCTCACGATATGTTTATGAATTGCATGAGGTTGTGAATCAGATGTTAAAAAAGAAATCCAAACTGACATATGAAGATGTAAGAGACAGATATGAACATTTTAGATCAAAATGTGTGATTGAGAAGGAGAAACGTTGTATCAAAAAAAGCCGAAAGAAGTCGCACAAAGGATGCACTAAGCCATTCTATGGAAAGAAGTCAAAGTGTGTTATAAAAATTATACCGCATGATGAAAAATGTGAGACGTTTCAGATAAGTAAAAAGTGTATACTGAAAAAATCAAAATAACTAAAAAAATATTTATTTATATTTTGTTTAATATAAATAATAATACAATGTCGGTCAATGAAAGATTGAATAATGGATTCAGAGGATTGTCTAAATCATCTATTATATTATCAAATATTTATTCATCAAAGAATGCTCTTTTAAATAAATTACGAGTTAAAAATACTTCTGACTTTGAAAACAATGTAAAGATCAACGGAACTTTAAATATTACATCAGAAAGAGAATTGATTGAGTCTAAAAATCTTACATTTGATCAGGGATTTACAGTTGGGAATGATGTGGAAAAAGATATGTATAATGATGATTATACACAAGAATTTGATCCATATGATTATCAGGAAAATTTTTTTCCCGGAATGTCCGATTTTGTTGATGGCAACATAGTTTCAGGAGATAAAGCAGAAGAAAATAGATTGGTATCTTCTACTTGGGATGATTTGGGTAATGATATTTTTGATGATTGGGGGTATTTTTATTTATATGATGTTAATTCAGGTAAATATTATTTTCCTTTGATAAGTCCTCAGAATTTAGATGATGGTATTATAACTACACAGACATTTTCGGCGTTTGGGAGAACTTTTACAATCAAACATGGATGGACTGCTCAGGGTATATTTAAATTTGATGTTTCAGTAGATGATGGTTTACCATTCAAATTTGGAATGTATGGTAATATGGGATCTGATGAAGATACAATTCATGAAGTTTTATCACAGTCATATTCATTGGGTGTAAATGATTTGACATTGTACTATAATTACAATATAGATGATGGTAGCGATGTTGAAATTTTATATACTTATTTTATACCTAAAAATGTAGATGATAATAATGCACAAACGTTTGATGTTTTTTACGATGATGATTACGTTTCTATCATGTCAAAAGAAATAAAATTTGGTTTACTGGTTTATTTTTCAAAAACGAATGATGTCAAAGATTGGGTTATAAATGATTTAGAATTATCTAGTGAAGCTAAAAACAATTTTGCAATTGATGAAGAGGGAAATGCTTATATAAAGGGAGACGTAAAAGTTAATGGAGATATTGTTGCCGCTGGAAAAAGTCTAGGAAAATTGTCATTCGTTCCTTTGATAGGAGACAGTAATTACACTCCATCTCCAGATTTGCTTATTAATGGATATTTCACAAGTCAAACCTTAAATGATAATAGAACATTTGTAATTCCATCTGCTTCTGATATTATCGCCGCGATTCCTGATTGTGCAGTAAATACAAGTTTCCGATTCACAATTAACAATTATCAAGATGGTAATTATTCAGAAATATAGAATTCACTGATTCAAGTGTGCATTTTGATGATTCTTGTTATAACAGATCAATTTATCGGAATCTAACTTTTTCTTATATAGTATTGATTACAAGCATTACACCCGAGAACAAAACAGCTGTTATTTTGCAAGATAGTCAATACTATGATTAATTGCAAGTTGTTGAAGGTCAAAGCATGGTTTAAAAGATTAAATTTATAATATATAAATTTAATTTATATCAAATTATGAGCAGTCGCAAACTTCAAGATTCTGTGAAAAAAATAATTGCTCATAAGCAAAAGTATCATTGTTCAGTATGCAATGAATTGCTTCCACCGTCATATCAAGTTGATCACATAATACCTCATTCAATATCAAATGACGATAGTGAAGATAATTTGCAAGCTTTGTGTCCGAATTGTCATAGTCTGAAAACACAAAGAGAGAATCTTAGAATCTATCAATATAAGAAGCTTCGCGAGAAATGTCCTGCAGATTCTAAACTATGTTGGTTTTGTATAGAAGTGCATGAAATAAACGAAGAACATACTTGTTCTAAACAAGTAAAAAATATAGAAAAGTGTTTACAAAAACAAAAGGCGATTCTAACATCGTTTGAAGAAGTTTGTAATAAGTATAAGTATACTAAACACGATATTGCAAACACAAACTATAACGAAGGCGAAGGTGAAAATAAATGCGAAAATAAAGAAGATATATTGAAAGTTAGAATTGTTCTGAATATGAATGAAAGTGAAAATTATGGCTATGTTTACGTCAAAGATAATTTTGTATGTAAAATCAAATCTGATAAAATATATCCTGAAGATGTGGCTGAGTGTATATTTATCGCAACGCGAACTAAAAAAGATAGTAAGAAATATACAAGCATAGACATTTCAATTGAGAGCAATGTTGAGAATGATAACGAAGAATATGAGAATGAGAAGAATGAATGTTTAGAATATTTGATTGACAATTTAGAAAATCTTCTGCCAGAAAGGATTTTCAAAAATATGGATGATATAACGTGGATGGTATGATCGTTGATATCATCTCCTTTTCCAAATAAATATGTTACTATTTTAGTAACATATTACAAAAATAATGGTTCAAATTAATGTTTTCCGGAATCACCTAAACATATATCGTATATATTTGGTCTTCCATCATTCCAATGCAAAATATTGGCAGCATCTTTATGACCTTTTGCAACGCCATCTTGACTACCATCTATAATATTCAATAAAAATTGTTGAATATTTTTTTCAGTTATTGTATATACTTCGCAGTCGATTATTTTCAATACGCCATTATTGTCAACTTTCCAATTTTTACTATGCACGTCGTCTAAAAACAGTCCTTTTTTCTCTAATATCTTTTGTAAATCTTTTAGTTGGTCTTCAAAATCTATAGGATAGGATTTTTTTAGATCATTAGGCACATATTCTTGTATATAATATCTTTTATCATCATCCATGTAGTATATTTTAGGAAAATATTTAACACCAGCCAATTCACCATTGTATATTTTTTTCAAACTTTTCCACATTATATTAGTTGTATATTTATGAGCCAGCATTACTGGTATAGTGCATGATGATTTTGTGCATTCTCGGATAAAACTAGGAAGAGCAACGTGTGTAAAACTTGTATGAGAAACACCTGGTGCTGATATTTGTTTGAGAACTTTATTGTCGTCTAATTTATATACAGTTGTCCAAGTTCCATCCACGATTTTCGTAAGTTTACGGTGAAGACAGTTGTAATCTTTGAAGAACCAATTTGGTTTGATTGTTGTATTTAATATCAAAAATAATATCGCAATAGTTATAATTGAATATATAATACCAATTCTAATAGATTTTTGAAAGTTTTTAATTCCTAAAAAAATTATAACTACCAATAATGCCATAATAGAAAAGAAAATTAAAAATAATTCCAAAACACTATTCATTTTTGTTGTTTTATAATTAATTATAAAAAAAAATGAAAAAAAAAAGAATTTTATGTTCAAATTCCAAACATATGGAAACTTCGCAAAAAAATACAAGTAGTATAGATTTCTAAAATACAGAAATATTTAAATCTTTTGAAAAACGAGAATCGCAATATGATTTTTATTTGAGAAACAATTCGTCGCCTGAAATATTGAAATTAATTGATAATGAATCAAAGTCTTTTGGTAGTTTGATGGAAAATATGATATCTGAAGTCTTTAATTTAGAAAAACGTCTTAATGAACAACACGATGGTATATTTGACGGTAAAAAGATTGAAATCAAATCAGCCAGATACTGGATCAATACAAAAAATGATTGTAAATGGCAGCATATTGAATTGGACTATGATTACGATATTTGCATTTTGTCGTTAATAGATTTCAATGATATCTATTGCTGGGCAATTTCAAAAAGTGATTTATTGAAACCAGAAATGATTGAAAACAAAATAATTGCGAAGCAGGGAAAACAAGGGTACTGGTTCAAAAAATCATCAATTGAGAAATATCTTTATCCAATCAAGAATAAAGAAGATCTTCAGGAATTTATAAACGGGATGAATTGAAAAAAATTGAATTAAAAGGAGATAATAAATATATAAAAATAAAAAGAATGACATATGCCGAACTTTATATAGGGAAAAAGAATTCACTTAGGGATTTATCTGATTCTGAATTTGAAAGAGTTTTACCACTTCTAGCATCTGAATTAGAGACAAATGGATTTCTGAATGAATATGAAAATATCTCAAAAGATGTCATTTTGAAGGATTGGAAGAGTTTGAAGAATAAAAAGATTGAGAAGGATTTGACGTCTGTAAATGCGACATGTGTTATAGGAATGAAAATCATCCGGAAGTATATGCCGCATTTTTATGATGTAAGAAATTACAAGAACGTGTCTGTTAAATCTTTGTGGAACAAGGAAAATTTAGAAAAAGCATTGTCATTTAACCGGAAATATCACTCAACGCCTTACATTAGTGAAATCATAAGATCACTTTCTTTTACAAATGGTCTCGGGAAAATTACAATCTATCGCCCTATATTGACAAAGATTGTTGTTTCTCAATTAGAAAATATTAATAGCGTCTTGGATATTTCTGTTGGGTGGGGTGGGAGAATGCTCGGATCAAGTTCTCTGGACAAAAATGTGAGATATGTTGGAATTGAGCCTTGTAAGAAAACATATGATGGACTTTGTAAAATCAAGGAAACTTTAGGGTTAAAGAATGTTCAGTTAATTAATAAACCAGCTGAGATGGCGTTATTTGAAGACAGTGAAGATTTACAAATGACTGAAAAGTTTGATTTGGCATTGACGAGTCCTCCATATTTTAATTTAGAAATCTATTCGGATGAGGAAACTCAGTCCTTGAATTATGGAAGTTATGAGAATTGGATTGAAAACTTTCTGAAGCCAGTAATCATCAATGTTCTTTCTCGTGTGAAATATAGTGCGTGGAGTGTGAAAAATTTCAAGACTGATAAGAAATACAATTTACTTGATGACATCATAAAAATCCATGAAGAAAATGATTGGGAAATGAATAGTGATTTGATATTCACAATGTCAAATAGCAAAAGACCTGGTGTGAAAAAAAATGAGGATGTTAATAAGGTTATTAAAAAAACAGAGGAGAATACTTATGTATTTGTAAAAATGTAAATGGTTTAATTTTTTCTTAACAAATACATTGTTGTTAAGAAAAAATAATTACAGGAATGTAATTAGATACACGAAGTTTTATCAGGACTTACAGATGTTCCAGTCGGACAAGGAGTACACCCTGATCTATTTGAGTTAGAAATTTGTCCTGATGGACAATTATTACATGTTCTTCCTAACCTGTATGGTTGAAAAGTTCCAGGTTCACATAATTTAGGTTCTAAGAGTCCTTGGGTCGGACAATAATAACCAGTTTGACATTGCATTTGAGATGACAAACCACCTGTTGGACAATAAGAACCTGCATCGCATATTATTTGACTAGTCATTCCCGATGCTGGAGTGTAATATCCAGGGTCAGTTAATTTAGGTTCAAAGAGTCCTTGGGTGGGACAATAATAACCAGGCTGACATCTGTCTCCTAGAGTCATCCCACTTCTTGGACAGTAAAAACCAGCAGAACATGGTATTTGCGATTTTAACGTCCATGAGTTACAGTAATAACCAGACGAACATTTAAATTGATTAATCGTTCCCTCTTCTGGACAGTAATAACCAGGTTCACAAGAAGTTTCTGAAGTCCCTCCTTTATTTGGACAGTAAAAACCAGACCTACATTTAATTTGTGAAGTCATTCCACTTATTGGACACTGATAACCAGGATCACAATAATTTTCAAAAGTCATTCCACCTGTTGGACAGTAATATCCAGCAGAACATTTTGTTTGCGAAGTCATTCCACCAGTTGGACAGTAGTACCCTGAAAAACATTGTATTTGTGAAGTCATTCCTTTATTTGGACAGTAATAACCAGGAGAACATTGTGTTTGAACTGACATTCCACCA